GGCATGGTTGCTTCTGGTCCTTGCGGTTTTATGGAAATCTTTTCCAAGTTCAACGAGATTCTTCGCAGAGGCGGACAGTATCGCAACGGAGCTGTAGTGTGTCACCTCGACGCGGACCATAAAGATCTGCTTGAGTTTCTAAATTACGATCGCTCACGTATTCCTTGGTTGAAGCGTTGTGTAAACGTTGAGCCTGAAATTGTAAACGAACCTGACAAGCTGGCTGCAATCATGAATGCTGCTCGTCGTGGCGATGTTTGGATTGTTAAAAAGCAATACGACAAAAACGGTGACCGCATTTACTCCAACGTTTGCCAAGAAATTCTTCTTAAGAGTCGCGATACTTGCTTGTTGAATCACATCAACCTCGGTATCTGCAAGGTTGAAGATATTCCTCAAGCTTTTGAAGATGGTATGCGGTTCCTGTGCGAACTGTACAAACAAACTGAAGTTGAAGATTCAGGTATTTACGTTCACAAAGACAAGCAAGTTGGTCTTGGTGTTCTTGGTCTTGCAAACCTGCTCGCCATTGAAGGTGTTGCTTACAAAGATTTTGTCCAAGCTTTGCAATACACCAACCTTGGTGTGTATAACGGCGTAACAAAACCTGGAGCAATTTCTGAAGCTCTTCTGGAAGGCTTTAAACGGGCCGCTGCAGTAGCCGAAGAGCATGGAATGTCTCGCGCCTTTACCGTGGCCCCTACAGCCTCTTGTGCGTACCGCTACCAGGATCGTGAAGGTTACACTACAACCCCTGAAATCGCTCCTCCTGTTAGCCGTAACATTGATCGCGCTAGTTCAACTCTTGGCGTGCAAAGTTACGAATTTAATCCCAAGTGTGAAACTGCTGAAGAAGTAGGTTGGGATATTTTCTTCACACTTAATTGTGAATGGCAGAGACTCATGGATAGCACTGGGATGGCACACGCTATCTCCATGAATTGGTGGTCAGACATGACAACCATGGACCGTAATTTTATGGCACGATGGATTAACTCCCCCTTGAAGAGTTTGTATTACAGCCTTCAAGTGATACCGGATACGCAAGACAAAACTGACATTTACGCAGCGTTAAAAGACGTTGACGTTGATGATTATCTTGCAGAAATCCTGGAGGAATCTGACCCTGTTCAATGTGATTGCGCCGAGTAATGAACCCGTATCAAAAACTACAACAAAGAAAGCGTACCTGGACCCCGATTCAACCCACTGCGGGTAAACTAAGAGAAGGTTCAGAAGAAACCATTCGTCGAGCTTTGGCTCTTCGTGCTCTTGAACTGCCTGTCGGGGAGTTTATCTCCGAGGCAGTCATGGGTGAGGTTCCCGAAGCGGCGCGAGACCTTCTTATTTCAAACATTCGTGATGAGGAAAAGCATGATGTTGCACTCGGATACGCAGCTAGAGCGCACGGTGTTGACGCAACAGCAGAAGCGGAAGCACAACGCCTTAAAGAGGCTTGGATCGATCATCCAGACCACACCGTACTCAAAGCAATGGTGGCTGAGAGAGCTGTATTCTTCGTTCTCCTCCCGTTCTTTCGCTTCTGTGGAGACACCGGATTAGCCGTAACTTCACAAGACATCAGCCGTGATGAACAGGTTCATGTTGCGAGTAACTCCTTGGTGTGTCGTGAGCTTGGTCTCACTGTTTCTCCTAGCCTTGATCGCCTACGAAAGGCTACAATCGCTTGGGTGATGCAGCCTCTTGGCCGCTCAGAAGACAAATACCTGGACAAGCAGTTCTGGCTTGATCAGAGCGATAGCTTGATGTACGCCGGTAAAGCCGAAGGTTTGCTTGAAACTAAGCGAGCCCGTGTTCCTGCTTTCTTTGAAACAAGTAACATGGATTTACCTAGTTATGCGTAATTATGTTTAATAGTTCAGAGAGTAAATCTGTTGATCCAGCCATTTGGAGTGATCCTTTTGGCTGGGATTTTTCTGGTGTTGAGTTATCAATTCGTTGGTGTGATGTTTTAGGAACTTGTAAAAGTGGTAAGAAAGCAAGGCGACGAGCACAGCAAGCAGCACAAGCAGCAGCCGCAGCAGCACAAGCAGCCGAACGCCAACGCCAACAACAAATAGAACAACAACGCCAAGCTCAAGCTGCTCAAGCAGCACGCGAAGCACAGGCAAGAGCAGCCGCATTAGCAGCGCAACGTAAAGCAGAAGCAGCTGCGCTAGCTACAAAACGTATTGGTGCTGCTACACAAGCACAACAAGATATTGTTGCTCAACGTGAGCAAGCAGCTTCTCAACAATTAATCCAAGATATTGGTGCAGCAGGTGCAGAAGAACGACTAGGCGCAACAGTTGGTCAGCCTGGTATTGCTCGCACACAACTAACAGCTAGCACAACTCCTCTTGGCGGCTATAGTGGAACGTCTCCCGGAGACATCTCACCAACAGCTTTGAATATATGACGCCTTACATTGACCCCGATATTATCAAATATCTGGAAGAAATGTATCCTGATCAATGCCCTGATATTAGTATGGAAGAGAAACAAATTTGGTTTTCTTCTGGACAAGTTTCTGTTGTACGGCATTTGAGAGATCAGTACAACATTCAAGAGGAAACTAAGTACAACTAATTTAGTGCTATGGCTATTGGTCTTATCATCGGTCTAGGCTCTGCAGCTATTGCAGGTTCTAGCCTTTATTCTGGTTATCAAACTGGTAAAGCAGCTCGTCGTCAGGAGCGACAAGCAAAAGCTCAAATGAGGGCTACTCGTCGTCGGACGCAAATGGAGCTGCAGCAAATGCAGTCAGAGTCTGCTGCTGCTTCTCAACGTTTTAATCAGCAGCTAGCAATGTCTCGTGAGCGTACTGCAGCTACGCAGCGGGAAGCTGAATTGGCACGTCAAGCTACAATGAAACAAGTTGCAGCGCAGAGATCTGCGTCTGCTTTGGCTATTCAGCAACAACAATTGCAGTCTGCTATTCAACGTCAATCAGCGGCTGCCAAAGTAGGACAGCAAAAACGTAAGAAAGTTGGTGGCCCTGGTGCTCTTCGCACAGCCGTTGATGCTCAGTCCGCACTTGCTCTGGGTGGCCCGTCGCAAACTACGAAATCTGGAGTCGGTGGTCTGAATGTCTAAAAACAAAGCTGCGGCTCGGTATTCGTTTCTCGAGCCAGAGAAAACTGTTTATCTTGATCGTGCCATTGAGTGTAGTCGATACACTTTGCCGACCCTTATTACGGATAACGACCGCAGCACGGGTAAGAATCTTTATACAAAAATTGATACAACTTACCAAGGTCTTGGAGCCCGCGGAGTTAATAACTTAGCTAGTAAACTTCTTATTGCTCTTCTACCTCCAAACCAAAGTTTCTTTCGGTTGTCTGTAGATGACATCAAACTACAGCAAGAGTTAGATAATTTTAAAGAACTGCAGTCACAGTTTGAACAACAGCTTGCTTTAATGGAACGCGCAGTGATGCGTAACATTGAAGAGTCTGGTGATCGGACTGCACTGTTTGAAGCGCTAAAGCATCTGATCATCGGCGGCAACGCTTTGCTGTATGTATCTGAAACAGGTACTCGCGTTTACCCGCTCAAATCTTTTGTTGTTAACCGCGACCCCGAAGGAAATATTCTTGAGGCTGTTGTACGTGAAGAAGTTAGTCCAGAAGTTCTTCCAGAGGGAACAGCAGACAAAAACTCAAACGGTGGATTTAAAGATAAGAGCACGTTTCTTTACACTCACGTAACTTGGGATTACGAAAAGGATCGTTGCAACTGGTATCAAGAAGCTTACGGTAAGCAAGTTAATAAGACTGGTTCAGTTCCTATTGACAAAAGCCCCTGGATTGTTCTGAGGATGTTTCGGGTAGCTCATGAAAGCTACGGTCGTTCATACGTTGAAGAGCTTCTTGGAGATCTTAAGAGTTTAGAATTTTTGTCCAAAGCGATTGTTGAAGGTAGTGCAGCCGCGGCCAAAATTATCTTCCTCTGTAACCCAAACGGTACTACGCGACCTGATGCTCTTGCTCGTGCCGCCAATGGGTCCATTGTTGCAGGCAATCCAGCCGATGTGGCTCCTATACAGATGCAAAAGCAGGCAGACCTGACGGTTGCCTTAAACACTATTGGTCGCATCGAGCAGCGTCTTAGCTTTGCGTTCCTACTTAACAGTGCAATTCAAGCAGGTGCAGCTGGACGGGACCGCGTTACAGCCGAAGAAATCCGAATGGTCGCCAACGAATTGGAATCCGGTTTGGGGGGAGTCTATTCAATTCTGAGCGTAGAGCTACAGGTGCCTCTGGTTAATCGCAAGATGGCGTTGATGGAGCGTGAGGGTAGCTTGCCTCGCTTGCCTCAAGATATTGTCAAGCCTCAAATCACAACTGGTCTTGATGCTCTCGGCCGCGGCAACGACAAAGCCAAGTTAATTGAGTTTATTCAAACTCTTGCTGGCACGATGGGTCCAGAAGTAATGGCTAAGTTTGTCAACAGTCGCGAACTTATTACTCGACTTGCAGCTGCTGATGGTCTTGATACCTACAAATTGATTAAGTCGGAACAAGACTTGATGGCAGAGGAACAACAACAGGCTATGATGATGCAGCAACAAATGGCACAGCAAGATCCTAACAATGATCCTGCGAAACAAGCCGCACTTGTCAAAGCCGAAAATGACTCAATCCGAACCGAGCAAGAAGCCGCTGCCGGCTAAAGCTGTTACTCCTAAACCTGAAGTTGTAGAGGAGGTAGTTAAAGAAGAACCTCCTGTATCTAAAGGTCCGCTTGATGAATTGATTGAACGCCTGAAGGTTGAAAAGCCTATGGTGTATGAGCAATATCGCAAAGCATTGCGTCAGCGTCGTCCCGCTTGGATCTATCCTGATCTCACCGTCCGTATTGGTTAAACATGGAAGTCGTCGCAGACAACGTGCTCAGTCAAGAGACTGGGCCGTATAACGAAAAGGATCTTGAAGTTCTTGGTCAAGAGCAACAAGAAGCTCAAGAGCAACAAGACGAAGATCTTATTGGCGGTAAATTTAAAAGCGCTGATGATCTTCTCAAGGCTTACCAAGAACTTGAAAAGAAACTTGGTAGTGGTCAAACCGAAGAGACAGAGGAATCTGAATCTGAGGTTGAGGATCAAGAGCCTGTTGTTCTGTCTCAAGAAGAAGAGTCAACGATTCTTGAAAGCATTGGCGGTCAAGACACCTTTAACGCCGTTCAAGCTTGGGCAAAGGAAAACCTTGACCAGGCTGAACTTGATGCTTACAACCGCGAAGTAAACAGCGGTGACTACTACCGCGCTCGTAACGCGCTTCAATCTCTTAGTTACGCCTACCGAGAAAACGAAGGATCAGAGCCTCAGCTTCTTGGCGGTAAAATTTCTGCAAACGCTACGGACGTGTTCCGTTCTACTGCAGAAGTTATGCAAGCCATGAATGATCCTCGCTACCTAAAAGACTCTGCATACACTAATGATGTGCAGGAAAAACTTGTCCGTAGCGAAGTTCTTGGTCCAAAGGGTTAGTATAAGAGTACGCGCAAGTAATAATTGTTGCCGCTGAGGCGATAACAACGAGGAAGACGAGCGCACGTAAACACTTTACCAACTAGCTACGATGCCTGATTTTGCATCTCTTAGCCGGCTAGGTAGTATTAACGGCGCACAATTTAACGCCAACTCCGCAGCCGGTAACTACGAGCGTGAAAACGCTAATTTCCTGAAAATTTTTAGTGGTGAGGTTCTCACTACGTTCGAGCGTGAGACGGTCTTCAAAGACCTGACCATGAAGCGTTCGATTCAATCTGGCCGCTCGGCTAGCTTCCCAATTACGGGTCGTTTCTCAAGCCGCTACCATCGCCCTGGCGATTGGATTACTGGCCAAGGTAACAAAGGAATGATCGGTGAAAAGATCATCACCATTGACGATCTTCTGATTGCCGACGCTTCGATCTATGACCTCGACGAGGCCAAACTTCATTGGGACGTGAGGAGCATCTACAGCCAAGAATTGGGCCGCGCTCTGGCTCGTGCATACGACCAGCGCCTTGCTCGTACTCTGCTGTCTGCTTCTGAGTCTGACGGCCGCGTGAACGATTGGGACACCAAAACCTTCCAAACCGCAGGCGGTACTGTTAACTCTGTCGCCACTAACGGCACTGTTACCCTCAGCGAAAACTTTGCAACCGCTGAACTGGGTAACTTTGCAGTTGGCACCACCATCTACGGTGAAGACTCTGGTGCTTACGGCATCATCACCACTGCTCCTACTAACGGCGCTGCTACCTTTGTCATCAACCCTGTTGGTGCTATCGGTACTGGCTCTAACGCCACCTTCACTGTTGGCGAGCGTCTGTTTGTTCTGGGCACTATGCCTGGTGGTACTTCTCTCACCGGTATTGACCTGAACGGTGCTGCTAACCGCAACGCCCGTGGCAACCTGATCATCGACAACCTGTACAACGCTTGTCAGGTGCTCGACGAAAAAGATGCTCCTAAAGAGGGACGTGTTTGCGTTCTCTCGCCTGGCGCTTTTTATGACGTGCTCGATTCTGATCGCGCCATCAGTGTTGACTTCAATGGCAACGATGACCGTAACGGTAGCTTTGCTTCAAACCGCGTGGCAACTGCTGCTGGCTTCAAGCTGGTAACTTCTAACCACCTGGGTGTTAACGCTTACACCAACGGTCAAACCTACTCTGGTGTGGCTAACCAAACTGCCACTACCCGTGGTGAGCGTAACAACTACATCAACGGCCGCGACGGCTCTGATGGTCGTGTCCAGAACGGCACCAACGATTACTTCGAGGATGAGCAGGGTAACGACGGTTCCATTGCGAACTGCTTCGGCCTGTGCTTCACCAAAGAAGCTGTCGGTACTGTGTCTCTGAAGGACGTGTCCATGCAGATGACTGGTTCTGAGTACAAAGCCATGACTCAGAGCACCATGATGGTTGCCTCTTACGCTGTGGGCCACGGTGTCCTGCGTCCTGAGTGCTCTGTCAGCCTGCTGCACGACGGCAATCCCTATTGATAAAATTTATTTGTCAATAACCAATACAATGGGGGAAGCAGTAATTTGTTTCCCCCTTTTTTGTTGGCATAATGACTACAAGCAAACTTTCAGCAGTCAACACGCTGCTATCAATTATTGGTGAATCTCCAGTCAACTCTCTTACCGCTCCTTTGACTGGAGATGCAAGCTTGGCGGAGCGGACACTTGATGAAGTAAGCCGTGAAGTCCAAGGCGCAGGTTGGTCTTGGAACACAATGCTTTATGACACAATTCCTCTGGACGCTGGTACAGGCCAATCCCAACTTCCCAGCAACACCCTGGCAGTACGATTTAACCCGATTTCTTATCCGTCACAACGGTTTGTTCTTCGGGGGCTTAGGCTTTTTGATCGCGTTAAAAATACATTTGATTTGAGAGGCAGCCTTGGTGTCTCTATTACTGGTGGAAACAGTGACCTTGTAGCAGAGATTGTTGAAGAACTGGATTGGGACAGTGTTCCAGAAACAGGTCGTCGCTACATTATGATCCGCGCTGGTCGAATGTTTGCAAACCGTGCTGTTACTTCTGCGTCTATTGAAACCTACACCTCAGAAGACGAAGCACGAGCCTTGCAAATCTTGAAGCGCACAGAAGATATGGCGCAAAATTATAACTACATTAGTGGTCCCGATGATCTATATGGCGGTCGCGTTATGACTACTTTTGGTCCTGATATTCTTTCTCGCTAATGTCTAGAGAACTTTATAGCCAAGTTATTGGCCCACTTAACAAAGGCGTGAACCAACAGGCTGACAGTTTTGTGCTGCCAGGCTTTGCAAAAGTTCTTGAAAACGCCAACTGTGACCTTGTTGAAGGTCTTAAAAAACGACTAGGTTCTGTGCCTCTAAGGCAGATTGATAACCTTACACAAAACGCTGGAGGCCAAACTCTTACTGCTCCGCTCAAATGGGATGAAGCTTGGTTGTTTGTTTACAACCGCAGCACAACAGAGCGTTTTGTTTTGATGGCGGTTGATGACAGCCGTACCATTACTAGAACTGGTAACACTACAAACAACTCAAACGTTGTAGCCAGTCTTAGTAGTGCTACTGATGTGTTTGTTGGAGCTACTGTTACTGGAACTGGAATCCCAGCTAACACCATTATTTCCAGTATTGAAGGTACAACTATTACGTTAAGTAACAACGCAACAGCAACAAACACTGGCACAACTCTAACTATCACGTCTTCGCTGACGTTTGTTACTGGTGTCTCTAACGTTGAACCAATTACTGGTACGATTCCGTCAGTGCTGCCTGCAGAGCAAACCTTTACAAACATTACTACTGCAAACCTAAATTACTTGCGTGGTTCTGGTAGAGCAAAAGATCGACTGCGTGCTACTTCTTTTCAAGACTTTGTATTTATTACAAACATTCAGCAGACCGTTGCTTTTGACGCTACTGAAACGCTAACTCGTTTTAACATTTCAGAGATTAGTAATGAGTTTCGTCCGACTAGAGCACAGGTAAACGTCAAGCTTGTTGATTACGACACTATCTATACAGTCCGTGTAACGCTTGATAACGGCAATGTAATTATTGGTAACCACCTTACTCCTTCTCTCACTGACAATAGCGGCAACACAAACTTTGTTAGCACAGAAACTATTGCTGCAAAATTAATTAGCAACACAGACACTATTGGTGGCTCTACATCAATTGGTAGCCCAACAATTACTAGTGTTAGCGCTGCTGATATTGGAAAGGTTCATCAAGGTGAATTAGTTAGTGGTACAGGTGTTCCAGCAAACACTTTTGTTGGTACTGTTGGTGATACTAGCTTTGATCTTGTTGATTCAGCTGGAGCAGCAGTTAACGCAACTGCAAACGGTAGCACTACTCTGACTCTTGGCGAAGGTCTTGATCAGACAGACATTAACAACGAGTTAAATTTTGAGCGTCAAAACTCACAAATTTTAATTACTTGCGCTAACGCAACTCGATTTATCCAAAACATTGTTGTGTCTGACGCCAGGGGTAACACCCTGATGGATGGTTTTTCAAACCAAGTTACCAGCATTACAGAGCTGCCTAGTTCTGATTGGCAGGGTTATACGGTAGTTGTAACGCCTGACGGTACTTCAAACCAAAGCTCTTATTACCTTCAGTTCAACGCAGAAGGAACTACAACAAACGGCGATTACGGTAACGGTGTTTGGGAAGAGGTAGGTAGCTGGGGCACTGCTGGTCAGCTTGATGACAACACGATGCCTCATGCGTTTATCTATTACAGAAACGATGACGCACTAACTAGGTTTACCTTTCAACCGTTTAGCGGTGCTACTTACACAGACGGTAGTACTAGCTTTGATATTCCTGGCTGGACCTCACGGTTAGCAGGTGACGCAGAAGAACTCCCGCCTCCAACCTTTGCTGCTGACACAATTAACGACATTGTGTTTTTCAAAAACCGTCTTGGTTTTGTAAGCGGTGAAAACGTCATTCTTAGTGAGGCTGGTTCTTACTACAACTTCTGGCAGCAGTCAGCACTGCAAGTTGTAGACAACGACACTATTGATTTGACTGCAGTTAGTAACGATGTGGCTGTACTAAACTTTGCGCTGCAGCAGCAGGATGAACTTGTCCTGTTCTCTAACGAAAACCAGTTCCGTCTGTATTCAGGTGACAACGTTACGTTTAGTCCTGAGACAGCCTCTGTGGGTAGGATCAGCTCCATCAGTATGGAGTCAAAAGTAAAACCTGAGCAAGTTGGTCCTCAAGTTATCTTCCCAGTCAAGGAAGGTGATTTTACTGGTCTTCATACCTTTATTACTACTGACCGTACCGTTGGTATTAACTTGGGTCAAACAGCAGTTATTACAGAGACTGTACCCAAATACATTCCTAAAAATATCGACAGTTTGGCTGTAAGCCGTACTGATCAGTACCTTGTTGCACTTAGTAATGACGATAAAGACGCACTTTATGTGTACCAATTCTTTTGGGAAGCTTCTGGTGGTTCTTTAACCAACAGACAGAACGCTTGGTCTAAATGGACGTTCCCTAACAAAGAACTCCACTGGTGCGATTTTGTTGAAGGTACTCTTTATACTTTGACTGAGTACGACAACGACGGTACTGCTGAGTATTACCTTGAAGGCATTAACGCTTCTCGACCACCTCAAGAACCTACCAGCTTGTTTCTGCTAGATCGGCAGCTGTCCAGCTCTATTACTACCAACGCTGGTGCTGTCACGTTTACCTACGACGCACAAACAAACAAAACTACCGTAAACCTGCCGTATCGCACTGTTAACGCAAGTCAATTTGTTGTTATTAAAGTCGATGCAAGCGATGCAAACGAAGCTGAAAAACGTTGGATCGTGGCTAATAATGTTCCGGCTGACGTTACTAGTTTCGTATGCGATAGCCTTGGGGATTTTTCAAGCAGCTCTTGGGTTTTTGGTGAAAAGTATACGTTCACTTTCCGACCTCCGCAGCTCATGCCTTACAGCCGAACTGCTACTGACAATACTTTTATTGGCAATCGTACTGGCAGGCTTCAGCTTAGATATTTGGATATCTACTACAACGATGCCCGCTACTTCACAGTAGAAGTTACGCCAAAACACCGTGACAAAATTACTTACGAGTTTGACCGCCGTGATCCACTAAACGGAAACATTGTTATTGGTGAAGAAGAAGCGTTTGAACAAGCGAAGTTCCGTTCTTATATCCAAAGCAAAAACGACCAAGTTACAGTAGAAATAGTCAACGATAGCATTGATCAATCCAAGTTTATTGCTATGGAATGGACTGGTTTGTATTTTGATGTTGCGAGGAAGTACGGCTAATGGCTAAACAAAACTCTCTTGAAAGTATGCTGGCTAGCCCTGGCGCGGGCGGTGCCTTTACATTTGCTACGCAGCTTGGTCAAACAATGACTAAAAAAGGCGCAGCAGATATTGAAAATTGGCGCAAGTGGGAATCAGACACTGTTCGCGCTTATCGAAAAGCTGCTGATACTAACAGGCAAAATTACCGAGCCTACGAAGTTGACCTTCAAAACTGGTTTAGCAAATCTCAATATGTAGAAGAGCTTCGTCAATACGAGGAACTCAAAGCTAAGCAAGCAGCTGAGATTAAAACAGAAACATCTATTGCTGCTACTCGTGATCTCGGTAGAAAACTTGCTTCTATTGAAGCCCGCTTTTACGAGCAAGAGGCAGCAGACGAGGTTCAACTAGACACTATTCGTCTACAGTCAATTGCTAACTCAGTTAAAAAGGTGGCTAGCGGTCAAGTAGGACGCACCGTAGAAAACATTAGAAACACCGCTAACCAGCAGTACCTGCAAAACGCTAGCAACCGTCTAATCACTCGTCAGTACAGGATTGCTGATAAACTTGACGCTGGTAGGGCTTTCTCTATTGAAGCTCAAAACAAAACAAATTCTGTACGTCTTTACAACCCAAGACCTTATGCTGATCCTGTTAAGCCTATGGCACCTTTGGCTGCTCAAGTTTACGGGCCTAGCAAACCAAGTAAAGCTCGGGGTCTGACTTTAGGCGACGTAACAAACGCTGCCGCAGCAGCAATTGGTGAATATAAATCTATGCTGCCTCCTTCTACTGAACAAAGTGGATCAGGAAGTGATCAGCAAAAAACTACTGAACAACCTAAAGAAACTGAGCAACAGCCATGACCAGCAGCTTTAACATCCAGCCCCAGCGTCAGCTGCGAGATACGTTTGAGCAGCCTGAACAACGTGCAGAGATTGCTCCACCAGCTCAACCAGAGCAGGTTTCTCAACAACGTGGTGGTCAGCTTTTAGATTTCACTAGCTACCAACCTGATCTAGAGCTACAAGACAAGGTAAACAGCATTGCAAACCTTGTAGAGACCGGTCAAGGTCTCATGCGGCAGAACGTCAAAGACCAAGCCGAAAAGGTTGGGTTTCAAGTAGATAAGCTGTTTGATCAAATTAGTCAATACCAGTTAGACACGGTTGAACTAGGTGAAACGGCACGTCAACTCCGTAAAAAGGGTAGGCCAGACCTTGCTGAGCAGGTAATCAGCACTAACCCCTGGTTTAAGTTTCACTACTACAACAAGAAAGCAGAGACTGCTGCTACTAAATCCGTTGTCAACCTTAACGACTATGTAACTAATAACATGGGGCGTCTTCAGCAGATTGAAGACCCAACAGAAGTTACAGCTGAGCTGGTTAAACAAAACCAAAACTACCTAAAACAGAACTACCCTGACATCCCTGATCGGATGTACTCCGGTTTGGTTGCACCAGCTTTGGCAAAAGCAATGCCACTGCTGCAGCAAAACATTGCTGAAAAGCGAGCTGAATACAACGTAACGCTGCTTAACGCAGCAGCAAACGAAACGCTTGATGGTGGTGTTGCTGCTTGGAAGAGTGGTAAGGCTCCAGGTACTCTTGCTGCTACTCTTCGCAAAGCTCAGCTTGAGTACATGGCTGCAGGTAAAACTGCTATTGAGTTTGCTAAAGACATTCGTACTCCGTTTCTTACTAATCTTCAGTTTGATGCTGATAAAAACGGTATAAACGATTTTGAAGAAAACCCAGAATTAAACGGTTTGCTGTTGAAAGAGCTTAGTAACTTTGATTTGGGCGATGGTCAAGGAATGCTGCTTGATTATAAAGACTCAGAAAGCGGCAAATCAATGCGTCAAATTATTAGAGAAAATAGAGATACAATTCAAGCTCGAATAGTTAACAAAGAATCTATTGCAGATAAACAAGCTCAACTTGAATACAACAAAACTCGACGCGATCTGCAAACTGCTCTGTCTCTTATTGCACAAAGAGATGGAGATGGAGATGCTTTTGTTCGCGGTTTGAGGGTAGGAGAAGTTAATAAGATTCCTTTTCTTGATGAAAACGGACAAATGGTAGAAAGGGATTTATTCATTCCTAGAACTTTTAGCCCGCAAGGATTGTATAAAATTTATACAGATTCTGTAGCTGTACCAGATCAAAGGGAGCTAGCAGAGGATAAAGCTAGTTTTGCTTTGGCTTTAATTCAAAAAGACGAAGCAACTCAAAACGAAATTTTAAATAGATACCCGACAGGTAGTGCAGCTTTTAATGACTTTGTACAACTAAAAGCAACGGCTCAGCAAAACGCAGTTAAGTTTGAAACTAAAATTAATTCCGCTACAAATACTCTTGTTGTTCAAGCGCTAGCAAATCTTGACGACGCAAAGACAAAGGCCCTACAAGCTGCAGGCAACGACAAAGTAAAGGCTCAAAAAATTCAAGAACGTTATGACGATATTTATAGAGACCAATTTAAAACGCTAGTAAAACAAAGAGCTGGAGACATTATTGAACAACAGATGCAGGGAGCTACTCGGGCTCAGTTAGAGGATGATGGGTGGTGGGCACAACTCCAAGAAGACCTAAGAGCTGATTTAGCACAAAATGAATTTTTTAGCACAAATCTTTTTGATCTTACTAATCCAGCGCCAGAAATTTTTAGGAACATTGAAGAATACGCTTTTACTACTCGCAATGCTGACACAACCGGAAAACTTACTTCTGTTAAAAAAGCACAAGTTGTTTATACGCCAAAGGAGTTTTTAGCAAAAAACCGTAAAAAGGCTGATTTTGGCTTGTATTACATAAAAGAACCTATGGTAAGTTCAAATACTTTTAACGAAGTATTGGATGTAGCTCTTGGTGTAAAACTAAAGGTAAGTCCTGAATCGTTAAATGAGCTTAAAAACGCAATGATTATTTTTAAAGAAATGCAGCCAGGTTCTGATCTTAACGCTTTACTTAGAGGGCAAGGCCAGGCAGCAGTGTTTGATTATAAAGAGCCACCAAATTTAAAGCAAGGCCTTTACACACCTAATAACCCAGCTATACAAACACTTCAAAAAGAAGTTGACAAAATGCTGTCAACATCGACACCAGTAAACACAACCATAGCAACACGTACCTACGGCCACCCTTTAAATTTTGGTCCAAGGGCTACTGGGGCAATTGACTTTTATCTTCAAGATAAAAACAGTGAAAATAATGACGTAAATTTTGTAGCTCCTACACAAGTCAAGGTTGTTGATATTGGATTTCAACCTGGAGTGGGTGGTAACTGGATTTTAGTTGAGGTTTTAGAGGGATTTGGATCTAACCTAGAATCAAAGCACAATTTAAACAAAGGAGATGAAATCTTCATTGCTCACGCTCGTAGCAGCCAAGCCGGCACTAACGGCTACACCGGCTATGATTGGCCTGTCAAAGTTGGAGACGTTATTTCCGCTGGAAACCCTCTTGGCCGTCAACACACTACAAGCTCTTACAGAGATCATGTAGACGGTGGTAATGGTATGCACCTTCACGTTGAGGTTCGCCGTAACAGAGCAAATATACTTCAAAGTGACATGGTAAAAATTTACGACACTATTCTTAGTACTGGACTTGCTAACTGATGCCTTATTTTCTTGTTCCTGATCAAGGTGTTCAATACTTTGATTCAGAAGACGACTACAACACACACATAAACGAAAACGAATTAACATCCCCTTATGCAACTGAGGCTTCTCAAGAGCCTGAATCTGCACAGCCTGTTCAACCTGAAACCCAAGCGCAGCCTGAAAAAGGCCCTGATTGGTGGGAAGACACAGTTAATTTTGCTAAAGAAGTACTACCAACAATAGGAGGAGAACTACTTAGAGTGCCTGCGTCTATGGTCGTTCAAATGGCTGAAGACACTACTGAAGGTTTCCAGCAGCTTGTACAGACAACGCCTAAATATATGGCTCAACTAGGGGCCATGGGGGCTTTTGGTACTGATCCAAATGTAGCTTATCTGTCTCAACTTGCCATGAGGCAGCAAGCAGACCCTGAATCGCTGAAAGATGTTGAACTAGAAGAGGGCGTAGTTGTCCCTGAATTTGTTGCAAAAGATCGTGTACAAGCTGAGATAGGCGCTAAATACGCTGCTTTAGGTCTTCAAGTACCTGCTAAGGATGGCGTTGTTAAACCCCTTGGTATGGGTCAAGATACCCCTGTCGTTAGTTTGTTTGCAAAGGGTGGAGCAATTTATGAGGCTACTAACCCTAAAACTCAAATTGGCCGCGACATTTCAGATGTAGGAACAATTATCCTTACTTCTATGTTGATGCCCAACATTGGGCCTGCCACATCGCAAACTAGGATTCGTGCTGGTGAACGCCTTATTAGAAGGGCAGCTTTACGGCCCACTCCCGCTAATTTAAGGCAAGCTGGAGCAGTCGTTACTAAACGAATTGGTCTTGATCTTCCTCAAGATGCAATGGAAGAAGTGTTGCTAGGTTCGACTGTTCGTGTTGATGCTCAAACAGAAGCACAAGTAGCTGCAGCTTTAGATCAAATTGCAAATGACGATAAAGATGATTTGTTGAGGTATCTTCTTGCTGATACTGATGCTGAAGAAGACTATTACGCAAAACGTGTTGAAAATTTTACAGCTGGTATGAGAGCTGGAGCCGCCTTTCGTGGCTCTATGGCGCTAGTAAAAAATACTCTTAAAAGGAGAGCAATTCGTCAACTTTCTAAAAGTAAAACTCTAACTCGTCAAGAAAAACTTCAACTAAAAGAACAAACAGTAAAGCTAGATGCTCAAGAACAAAACATTGTTGAAGAAGTAACAGATGAAGCTGTAGATCTTCAACAACGAACTACTGTTGACGCACTTTCAAAAATTACTCGTGGTTACAACCATGAATATGAACAAAACCTTGCAACACTAAACGATGGTGCTCAAGGTTTAATGCGTGCTCAAGATGCAATTCTTGGTACTAGTCAAGAGGCTATTGGTTTTGGCCGTAGAAGCATTGAGCTTGGTGCAGAGGCTGATGTTGATATAAAAGAAATTGACAGGCTTACAAAGCTTGACAAAGCCCGTCAAAGTGCCATTCGTGAAATGGATCGAGCTGCAAAAGCAGATCCAAATTATTTGAAAAAACCTTCAAACAAGGCACGCTACAACCGCTATAAAAAACAGCAAGCTGAGTATGAAACTCGTATTAAAGAGCTAGAAACCAGCACTTACGGTCGCCTTGAAGAAGTAGAAAGCATTGAACAGCGCGAGTTGATGTCTGGTCAACAGATGGATTCTATGCTTGCTGCTCAGCGTATTGGTAGGGAAACCTTCCAAACCAACATTGATACTTTTATGCAACGTATCAATCAACTTGAGGAACAGTTTGATGCTAATAATCAAAATATTCCTACTGAATCTCGTGGTGATCTAAATTATCGTGCAGGCGTTTCTCGTTTGCGCCAGGCTTACAACCGTTATCAAGAGCTACTGCCTCAAGCTGTAGAAGGCGTTGAAGATCCTACTATTGATCTAGCCAAAATTAAAAACGAAAGACAGCTGCTGGAAACCATTCAAGAGCTGTTTAACGAAATTCCTGGCGGTAGCTCTATTAACAAGGTTGAACTAAAGCCAGAGGTTGTAAAAGAAGCCGTCAAACGGTTGCAAGCAGAAGCAGCACCTGAGCCGCAACCAAAAGCACCTGAACCTAAAGAAACGCCGGAACCTAAGTCAGAGGCTACTGAAGAGCCAGCTAAAGTTGTTCAAGCTGAAGTTGTTGAAAATCCTTGGGAAACTAGTACACAACTACCTCTTCGTCAATTAGACACTACAAACGAAGCAGAAATTGTTCCTAGCGCTAACCCCAACATTAAAACTGGTTTTACTGAACAACCCCCTGTTACTAAAGAAGTAGAAGCACGGCAAGCAGAAACAGAACTTTTTGGAGACAACCCTGCTGATTTGGAGGGTATCTCTGAGGAAGTTCGTAGAGCTAGCTCTCCTGAAGCTGTAAGTGAGTGGTGGGAAGGATTTTCTCAAACTGAAACTGGTTGGGGTGCTCGTGCTGATCGTTCTTTGGTAAGAAGTGTTAACGGCATTGGCGATAATGCAGGGCGCATACTCAAACTTCTTAGCGATAAAAAGTTTGGAAAAATACCTAGAAGCGCTCTTCCTAATGCAATGCGAGCAATGGGAGGTTATATGGACGCTTTGGCTAACGCTGAAGCAGCAGACTCAATGGGATTAGGTTCCCTTGCTGAGTTTATGGAGAGTGGAGCACTTAAAAATCAAAAATTGCTTAAAAATTTAGATCTAGCAATTAATTATTCGCTTAGAACTGGTGTGAATGTTGGTGTTGGAGCCGAGCGTCTTGCTATTGCTGCTCAAAAAACTCAAAAGTTTCTTGACGCTGGTATGTCTGATCAACGGACTTATCGATTGCATTTAGCTGTACAAGCAAAAGAAGCTCTCTTGCTCTACCGATCTTTGGGAGATTTCATGCAGTTTCGGAATAGTGCTGGTAACTTTTTAGCCTCCTTCCAAGGTAAATATCGGATATACCTTGCTCAACAAATGCGAAAAGTGCGGGGTGGGCTAGTTAAAGGTGCTGATCTTGAAGCTGATCTCCAAGAATTTGCTGAAGCAGCTCAAAAAGAACTGGCAGTTAAAACTGAATCTGTTAAAAGGGGTTTAGAGGAATACATTGGGTTGCCTTCTCACCTACATCGTGTAGAGGAAATTCTTAATAAAGCAAGTGATCCTGATTCAATTTTGGACGGTACTGAAGAAGGTGTATTTAATGAGCTAATTAACAACCTTGTTTTTGCTTCTGCTAACCCGCATTTGCTTGGTTCTAAACCTTTAGAAGGCGACGGAATCCTAGTCAGGGTTCTTCGTTCTAGTGGTTTGACTAGCCTTTCTACTCAGTTTGTTCAGCCAGCACAGGCTCTAGTCATGACTAGCGGTGACTTTGTGCAGAAATTAACTGCTGGCCCAACAATGCAACTAAGCAATTTTATTAGGACAACACTTGGAGGCCGTGCTGATAAACAGGCACAACTAGAAGCTGACAGGATGACAAGAATTGCTTTGAACATGTTCCGTGTTGACGCTCAAACGTATGGAGTAGCAGCTAATAATGCACGTACTATGCGATTGTTTAATCGAAGCACGATTGACGACACTACTACTTCTAAATTTGGGCGTCAAATGATGACTGACCCTTTAAGAGAAGCTGCAATACTTAAAGACCTTAACAGCAAAGAAGCGCCAAACAATACTGCTTTTAGCGCGCTTGTGCGTCTGTTTGGTCAAGAACGAGCCCAGCAAATATACAACAAGTACAACGTTACTAGAAAACAATTTAATGATTTGTTCTTCTTGGGTGATGCCGATAAAGCTATGCAGGCTGGCGGTAAAGGTTCAATTGGATCTACCGCTAGTTTCTTTAATAAAGCAAGCGTCCAAGGCGCAGCTCAAGTAGGTTTACAAGAGCTTAATAAAAGAACTGGTTCTTTCTTTTCGCCTTATGCATCTAAATATCCAGGCGGTGAGCGTGTAGGCGGTAACATCGGTTTTGTTGGGGCTGAGTGGGGTACTGAATGGATTTCCAGTATTTATGCTCAAGTTGTTTCAAAAGCTTCAGCAATGGATGAAGTAGCTGCAATGACTAATGCTGACGGTCTTGCTCAATACACACGGGGTACTCCTGAGTTTGATCTTGCTGTTCAAAAACAGTTCTTTACAAAATACACCGAACCTGTTCTTGCGGGTATTGGTGAAGACATGCAAGAAATTGGTTACGCCATTAAAAATCAAGAAGCTATTGATCTTGCAAAATACGTTGACATGCAAGAGGAGTTTGTTGAAGGCACTATTAAAGGTGATGTAGGTCGTATGTTTAGTAAATTTGCTGTTAGCAGATACAAATTGCTTTCTGCAGTTATCTCGCCTTACCTTAAAGCACCTTTAAATAATATTGCTCGCATGGCTTATTTTCAGCCAACTATGGGTCCAATTCCTTTAGGAGTTTTTGCTGAAGCAGCAGAAATGACTTGGCATAATACTTTTAAAAAATGGAAGTATTTTAGTCAATCTCAAGGCGCAGACGCTTATAAAAAGTGGAAACGGTCAGAGCGTAAGATTCTTGGATTCCAATCTCAACTTAATCATCCAGATGCATACGTTCGTCAGCGAGCTAACAATGCTTTGATTTTGGCTACAAGTCTTAACGCTGGTTTTATATCACTTGTTACATCTTCTGATTTGGAAGTTACTGGTGGGCAAAAAGGAACCTATAAAAACGCTTTGTATCCTGAAATTCCCGCTTATCACATTAAGTTAGGCGATCAGTGGTATCCGTATCGGTACATTCCTTTTCTCGGAGAACTACTGGCTTATAGCGCCAACATGCGAGACTACATTCGTAGCGAAAATCTTAGTGACTCTCAACACTTTTTTGGTGCTGGTGTCTCCGCTACAGCAATGAGTATCCTTGATAACCCAGCTGTTCAAGGACTAGACACAATGATTAGCGCACTTCAAGATCCCCATAAAGCGGAATCTTTGATATATTCGTTTGTTGAAAAAGTTACTCAAGGTCAGCTTATTGGTTTGAGAAAATTTGCTCTCACAACCATGGGACCAGACGTTTACAAGACAAAACGAATTATTACTGGTTCTAGAGCTGGAATGCTACAAACTGCACCAGTAGACGTTGAAAATTTAAGTGCTGAAGAGTTAGAAGAGGTACAAAAAACACA